TCTTGAACGACTTGTAATTGATCATTCCCTGCCTGCCGCTGGGATCAATGTTCACCACTGCGACGTGGTTGGTGGAGAGGAGGGCGCGGCACGATCGCTCGATGCGCGCCTTGAGGTTGTGCGGTTTGCGCTTGCTCATAGCGCGTTCGCCATTTTGCGCAGCGCCTGGCGCTCGGCCCGGGTTAGAACCCTGGGTTTGCGCTTAAGAACCGTGTCCGGGTCAATTTTCGTCGAGCGGGCAGGTGGGAGCGGGTTTCGCGGTGGACTCTTAAGCTCGGCGATCTGGCCGCCGGCCGCCAGGAACTGAGCGATCTGTGCGGATATCGCGTCCGCGCGCTGGCGCTGCTGCTCGACCATGCTGAGGTGGTTGCTGATCATGCTGCTTTACTCCGCAGTTTCGCCTCGTATCCGTCCACCAGCAGCTTGAACTCCCAGAGATCCTCTTCGAGCTTTTCGATGTAGTCGTCATCGCGCTTGAATTCCTGCAGCCAGAGCTGGCGGCCGACAGGTTTCAGGAGCGGGCAGTACATTCCGATGTGCCACCACTTTCGATCAGTGATCCACATGCAGCCCTGCACCTGGTCGATGACCTCGCTGGCGTCGTTGTCGATGTGGAAAGCTCGGAGCTTGTCGGGGGCCAGGAAGCACTTGTATTCGGAGCCGCCATCTTCACCGATGAATCCGTCTGCGCTGGCGCCGAATACGCCATCGTCGGTCTTCACCAGGCCGACCTGCGTTACAACAAGGCCCTTCTGGATCTCGTGCTCCATCCGGGCATCTGGTTCCAGCTCGTGCCCTCGGCGCATTTGCCAGGTCTCGAACCCACCATCCAGCGGTGCGCCACCAATGCGCTCTACGGCCAGCTCAAAGGCGTACGACAGTGCCGCGTTGGACGGCTCGCCGACCTTCTCGCCGTCCAGGGCGCGCTGTACCACTTCAGCCTTCGGCCCAGCCTTGTAGCCAGCCAGATCGCGAGCACGGGCTTCAGTATGCCCGGCGAGCATCGCGTCCACATAGGTGCGCTGCTGGGCAGTCAGCCCATTCACCTTGGAGCGGGCGGTGCTGAACATGCTGGCGGTGATGACGCCGGCTCGACCTTGGAGCCACTCGGGCGAGCCCTGTGCACAGTTGACGATGATCATGGATTGGCTCCTGCTTGAGGGGCAGTGCTGAGCTGCTGCCCGCGAGTGGTAACGGCGACCTTCAAGGCGTCGTAGAGGTCGGTTGCGGTTTTCTTATCGGTGGCTTTGAGGTCTTGGGAAAACTGAACACCCGTCTGCCAGATGGCCGTTAGGCCCTCTTTCGTGTCAGCGGCGTATGCCTTCGGTACCCATTCATTCAGGAGCTCCCCGAGGCTTGGCGGCTGCTCTCCACCGCCGTTCCCGTCGTTATCTTCATCCGTCAGCACGACGTTGAAGATCATCATCGTCAGATAGCGACGGGCATAGCTGAAGGTAGAGCCGCTGGCGTGCACGCCGGTCTTGTTCACGCTGCCCTTGATCCCTACCGAGTCGATTGGGAGGTCGACGTGATATTTCTTCGTGTGTCCGGCCTCATGCATGCAGTCGCAGACAGTGCGGATATGGCCAACCAGCGGGCTGTCGCCGGTGCCGAACGACAGTGAGAAGCCGTGAAGCGTGTAGACCGGTGAAATCTTCCGGTCAATCGACTCAAGTGCGGCGTAGCTGCTGTTCGTTTGGGTGTTGAACTTGTCGCGAAAAACGGGCTCGATTTCTGCTTGGGCGCGAACCATGGCAGCGTTGAAGGCCGCCGCCGCCGTACGGTCCGTGTGGCGCTCGTACATTTCCATCATCTTCTGCATTTTGTCTGCATCGAAGGCTGGATCGGTCGCGGCGCGCTGGATCATGGTCAGCATCGCGGTTGACTCATTGGTGGCCGCCGGACTGGCGACCTGCCGGGCATCGGGGCGCTCGGCCAGGGCTGCATTACTCATGACAACCTCAATACTGAATACTGATGGATGGGATGAAGCCACTCGCGATCAGCTTCACAGCCAACCGCGCGCATTCTTCGTTCATGCCTTTGGCCATGAAAGCTTCTTTGGCGGCCTTGTAGATGGCGCCCTTGTGCGCCTTGTCTGCTTCGCGGGCGGCAGCCTGGCGCAGGATCTCGTCGGCGGCCTGTTTCTGGCGGGCGACCTCTGCCAGTCGTGCGCGCTCTGCTGCTTCGGCTTGTCGGCGCTCGGAGTCGATCCGCTCCTGGTTGGCCCGCTGCTCGGCTTCAACCTGCTCGCGCTTGGCCTGCTCGGCGCGGCGCTCCGCCTCAGCAGCCTGAAATTTGAGGTCGTCTTCGCGCTTCTGTGCGGCCGCCTGATCGTTACGGACACGTTGAGCCTCTGCATCGCGCTCGCGCTGGGCTTTTTCTTCGGCTTCGCGGGTAGCTCGCTCTGTCGCCTCCCGGGCAATCCGGACTTCGTGATCCTTCTTGTCGCGGGCTTCTTTCTCTTTGCGCAACCGGACTAGTTCAGCCTGTTCGGTCTCGTATGTGGTGCGCTCGGCCTGCAGACTGCGCAGCTTGGTCAGGGCGAGGTCTTTCGCCTCGGTAGCCTCGGCCAGGAACTCCTCCCACGCATCGTCGAGCGCGATGGCTTCAAGATCAGCAATTACCCGGGCGACCACAGATGCCGTCGGCGTTTCGCCGAACAGGGCCATATCCTTGATCTTCCGAATGCCGTCGTTGTGTTTGTCGACCCGGGCGTCTTCGGCCTTTTCCCAGTCATCCAGCGGCTTGCGGACTTCCTTCTGCCAGGCTTCCAGCTTGTCCCATACACGCTTGCGCTCGGCATCGATCAGCTTCGGGATTTCCTTCTGCTTCGCGGAGATCTCTTTACCGACGGCCTCAAGTGCTGTCTTCGATTTCGCAATTTGGTGCGCCATTGACGCATACGCCTCGCGCCCCTTCCTTGTTTTGAGATCAGGAAGAACTTTCTGAAATTCATCGACCTTTGCACGGACCTGATCAAGCCAAGGGTCGAGGCCGTTGGCTGTGCTGAACACGGCCAGCGCCGTTTCCTTGGGTGGCACGACGGCCAGTTGAGTTTCTGCGGACATGGTTGTTCCTTGCGCCATGCCGTTGCCGGGGCGCTGTGAAAGGGTGCTGGTTATTGAATGATGCGATCGGCGAAAGCGCTGAGCAGGTGTTCGCGGCTCACGCGGCATCAGCCTTTTGTTGTTCGTCCTGATCGGCGGCCAGGTCATGGGCAATCTCTTCGGCGCGGGCCCGGCCATACTCGTTGGCGTGCGGTCGGATCAGCGCTTCGGCGACATCGTGGAGCGCAGTGGGGTGATGCGTGCTCTTTGGCTGACCCAGGGCCGTACATGCGAGATCAAAGGCCTTGCCGTGCACCCGGCGCCCGTCGGCGATGACTTCGCAGATCATCTGCTCAATCGGATATTCGCGATTGTCGGTCAGCAGCGGGGCAATGTGTTCCTGGGCGCCGAGGTGCTCGGCCAGGGCCTCGTACAGCGATTGCGGGGTGACCAGGGCGACAGTCTTTCCGTGGGCTCGCGGTGCCGTCACGTTATCACCGCAGATCAGCGAGTTGATCGCATCGTGCAGCCAGTCCGGGCCTTCCGGGGTTTCGAGGAAATCAGTCATCACGACTACTCCTGTGATTGCTCGAGATCCCGCGCCAGGGCGCAGGCCGCGTTGTGGTTGAAGCGGAAGCCCTTCACCTTTCCGGTGACGCTGTCCTTGATGTGGTAGGCGTTGCCGGCTGGTACCACCTTGAAGCGGCATGCGGTCACCGGCGCCTTGATGCCGGTCAGCGCATAAAACTCGGCGGTGGCGATCTGGGTGCGCTTGCGAATATCGGCAAGCGTGTTGCGGCGGAGCTGGGTGCTGGGATGCATAGTTGCCTCCAATGTGGCGGGTACTGGCCCAACAAAACTCGGCTGCACTCATCCGTTCCGCTGGTTGCCGTTGGGCGCGGAGGGGAGTGCATGCGAGTTGGGTCGGGGAAGTTGCTGCATCGGGGGGGATCTTCAGTGCTGTGGCCAGGCCTGCCTTTCCTATCCACGCCCATTTAAGGGCTCGGAACCCCACCGCATATGTCGCCCTTGCGGGCCGTGGGGCATTGCCTTACAGCTCGACGCCCTTAGACCCTCACGGGACTAAAGATCACCTCCGATGCAGCCTGGTGCTTGGGAGTACCAGGTGCTCGGGCAGTTTTCGACAGGCTGTCGTGGATCTGGTTGTTCAGATAATTGCCGTCAGAGTTTTCGAACCATCCGGGTTGCTGGTGGTGATATGCATCGCCATCGAGAGACGGACAGGCTGCCGAATGGTTACGGCGCACTTGCTGAAGCGCTCATCAAACACCTCATCGCCATCAGGCAGGTGTGATGTGCAGGTCAGGTTGGAGCAGTCTTCGCCGTTCGGCCCCTCGCCGTCATGGCCGATGCTGAAGCTGGAGATCATCGCAATGCCGTTGCCGCGACAGATCTCGATGATCTGCTGCATGAGCGGGCTGATCTGGCTGTCGTAAATCTCTTCTTTGTTCATGGTCGTGCTCCGGTTGTTTTCCCGTTTGGCCCTGCTCCAAGATCAATCGGTGAAAACCCGGGCCTCGCTACTGGCGACAGGCCCGGTTTGTTGCGTCAGCGATGTAGGTAAAGCTGATGCCTATTCCCCGCTTGCTGATTGCAGGTTTCGGTAGTCGTGTGCGGCGATGGGCTTCCCTGGTCACTCCGGCTTGATCAGCGCGTTGTCGGTGTGGTCTTCGGGTATCTACAACATGCGGCATGCAGCCCTGTGCCTGGGTGAGGTGAATCGGCACACCACATGAGGTCCGGCGCTCCTCATAGCCGAGGCTCAGAGCGCTAATTCTGTTCAGTTGAATCTCCCTTACTGCCGCTGGGATTCGCGGGGCGCATTGCGTGCCGGGTCGTTCGCACGGTTCGAGCGTTTCGCTCTCGATCAGCCGTACAGGGTGTTCCTGTCGTGGGCGGGCTATCTGACCCGTCTGATCGCCGGTCGCCGGTAGAGGCAATGCGGTCTGTTGGTGTTTCTTGTATTGCGCTGGCTGTTAAAGAGCGTCAGGCCGTAGGCCCTTCGCAGTGGCTGTGTGTCGCTGCGATGGGGTTAATTTAGCCTCAAGCTAAAATATCGTCAATAGCTCCAAGCTAAATATTTAGCTATTGGCGAAATTAGCCGTGAGCCTTTAAGCGGCAAGGCACCCGCTGAGTCGCCCGTTGGCGCTTTACGCGGCGCTTAGCAGTGAGCTATTATTTTTATTTATCTGTATGGATGTACAGTATTTTTGGGAGGTATGAATCGTGGGGAAATCGGCGAATCAGGTAGTACGGCAAGAGATGAGTGGCATGGAGCGCCTTGCGCTGCGCGTCTCATCGATGATCAATCACCCCGTAGCGCAGGCGCAGCGCTGGGTGACGATTCATCGCCTGGACACGGACGGAGATCGGGAGTGGGAGGAGGTGCTGAGCGTGATCGCCAATACGGACGAGCTCGAGCTGACACTCAATGACGATGGCAGCGTGACGGTGAGGTGGGAGCAGCAGGAGGTAGAGAAGACAGAGAGAGGAGAGGTTGAGTTTAAGCCGGAAGAAGAGCCTGCGCCTTTCTGACATTTGAAGCCGAGCCCGCCGAGGCGACGGGCTCGACGTTACTATTGTGCTGTCTCTTTCTGAAGACTTTCGAGAAGCTCTTCTTTCGAGGAGGATGACAGTGAGGCGCGCTGAGTTTTCAGCCGGTCTAGTAAGTAGTCATTGCTGATTTCGAATTCATCAAAAATGGTTGGCCATGTTTTAATGTAGGTCTTTATTTTGTCGTCACTTGTTACAAGGCCGGGCTCACCGTACAACTGTGAAGTTTTCAGCCTGCTGTGGATAGAATAGGCTTCTTTAGAGATGTTTCGCCCTACTAAAATTAATTCAAATCTCGTGAGGTCGCTGTTAAATTCAGGGTAGTGACTTAAAATCGATGCGTATTCATCAAGTTGCTGCAGATGTTTATTGTTTAGTGATACCCCTGGTCGCTTGATCTCGACTATCACACATCTGAAAAATTTGCGGCCCCTTGCATCGAGTTGTAATTTTTTTCGAATTAAAAGTAAATCTACTTGTCGGTTCGCGCCTTCGATCTCTACATCGCTGGCTAAATCCTCGATAGTAACTTCACCGATGTTTTTTATTTTGGAGCGTAGGCTTTTTGCCGTGTTTGTGAATGTATCCTCTTCCGCTCCGAGTATTTCGTACGCAGGGCCAAATAGCCAAGTGTTATTTTCAATAACCTTTTGTAAGTCAGGAGTCTCTAGGATATCTTTGTAATGGACATTCATGATTTCCTTAAGCTGGCTAACTGCCGACTCGCGATGCTGCAATAATTCAATCGTTTGGATGATATTGTCGAGCTTTGTTTTCTTTAGCTGACTTGCAAGTTGGGTCATGGCTGCGGCATCCAGATTAAGTACGCTTTCGAGTACATCGAATATGCCACTATTTTCGTTTGAAACTGACAGCCTGTCTAATAATCTTATAATCAGTCTGCGCTGGGTTTTATTACCACCGACGAATAGTTTTGGCTCTCTAATTAGTACGGCTTTAACGATCTCTTTAACATGAGATAAGCGCCATGTGGACTCACTATGGTCAAGACCCTCATAACTTGGAAAGTCACCAGCTTTTTCAAAAGCGTCAATTTGCTCTTGTGCTTTACCTACTAGGAACTCTGCGTAGCAATGCCTTAAGAACGCATTTAAGTCTCTAATGAGCAACCGGAAGTCCTCGGATGTCAAGAAAGAACTAAAAGGTTCGCATAAGCTATCATCTTCTTTAACATAGCGCTCAAGAAAAGAGGATTTGATAAAAACGGAAGTATAATAGTCTCTTTTCTTGTTTAGGCTGCTGTACTGCTTGTAAATCGTTTTCAACTTGCTGGATATAAAATACAGATAAGATTTTTCTGTGCCAGGCCTCTCATCCCATTGGACCAGGTCTACATCAAATATTGCAGAGTTTATTTTGATAGCAAGTGAGGTTTTTGTGTGCGATTGGGGTAGGATTTTAATGCCATTTATAGTGATTGTTTTTTCCGGCATCAGCACTAGGTGCGGTCCAAATTCTTTGCTGAACTCTTTTATTAGAAAGCTGTCTGTTGGGAGGTTTTTTTCAAAGTTTGTCAGAGTGACGCATGTGCCAGACTTAAAATTCGAAAGCAGCACGTGCTGCTCATCTCGCTGAATGGTTCTGCCATCAACTGCGCTTAGATTACTGCTCAGCACTACAATTCGAGCATCGTTTCCCTCAAAGCGAGTAAACCATGTCGCACTATGACATATTTTGTGAAATGCGAGTCGACCCCGTCCCTGAGAACCATGAGAGTCGAATGAGTCCTTTTTTAATGAGTCGTTGAATCTGCGAAAATTTTCGTCTGGCTTATCAATGTTAATGCCAATGCCATTATCTAAAATAGTAACAGAAACAGTGCCACCTATTTCTGTGCTTTCAATGTCGATATGAACGGTTGTTGCTCCGGCGTCTAGACCGTTCCAAACAAGTTCGGCGAGCGCTTGCCAAGGCTCAACATTCTTGAAATGTTTAGTGATGCCACTGTGCGTGATGGTGTTAGAACCAGAAAAATCTCGGGCGACAAAATCCATGGTCAATTGATCATCCTCAGTTTTAGCGCCCGTTTAGCGCAGGTATTTCAGCATTTAAATTTAATGAGCATTCCACACCGGAAGCACCCGCTCCTGAACGTAGATCTCGTTACGCATGACGCAAAATCTTTCCCGCCGTCACCTCATCCGCATACCCAGCCAGCCGGTCCTCGTCCGCATGAAGCACCGTGCACATCTTCAGCACGGCCTGGGCGTCCGCCTCATTCCCGGCTAGGCTCAGCCGCTCCGCAATCCTCATCAGCTCTACGGCTGACCACTTGAGGTCGGAGGCGACACCTTGCAGGTCGCGCTTGAGGTTTTGGTTTGGCTTGGTCAGGGACATAGGGTCACACCGGTTGTCCGTTCCACACGTAGAGCACCCGCGCCAGGATGTGAGTGTCATCCACCCTGATGTCCTCCGGGTCATGGTGCTTATTGTCCGAAATCATCTTGAAGCGGTCCTTGCCTTTCTTCTGCAAACGCTTCACATACAGCATGTCGTCGTGGGAGAAGAGGTAGATACCGTCGCCTGTGAACTCCCGGATCGTAATGTCGACGAGCAGCGGGTCGCGGTCCTTGATCGTCGGCGCCATCGACTGACCCCACCCGGTGATCATTTTGAGATGGAAGTGTTCTTTGAACATGACGCCCATCTCGCGCAGGTGTTTTGGACTGACTCTTATGTCCTGGAGCATCTCTGGGAATTCGTGAGGGATCTGCCCGCCGCCCATCGCTGCACGTACGTCGTAGTGGGCAATCCACACCTCGTCGCCAACCTGGCCGGGGCGAGAGAAGTCGACGGTAATGACGTTGCTCGTCTCGGCAGCAGCCGCAATGATCCTGTCACGAGCGGTGCTCGTTAAGCCTTTGACCTTTGAAAGCATCTGCTTTATCTGGTCCGCCGCGGTCTGTACGGACGCCTCGCCTGCGTCATCGCCCGAAGTCAGCTCCTCGCCTGGAGTCGTCGACTCACCTGGCGATATGGAGTCAAACCAACCTCTAGGAAGCCCCTCGATCGCCTCGATTCTCCGCGCTACGTCATCTCCCAAATTCTTCGCAGTCTTGTCCGACAAAATCTGACTCAGGTGCGCAGGCGCCATTCCCCAGCGTTCGGCGCACGCGCCTTTTCGCTGGCTGCCTATGAGGCTGATCAGTTGTTGTTTACGAATCGCATAAATATCCATGCGGGCAAGAATGCCAGCGTTTAGCTCAATGCTAAATGTGCTCACGGCTAAATATTCCTTGCTACGATATTAGCTATAAGCTAAATTTCCCCCATGTTTAAGGAGAGATCCCATGAATGACCATCTGCGTGACTGGCTCGCCAGCGCTTCAAACGAACGGCGCCAGTCAGTGGCTGCCGCTGCCAAGACGACTGTAGGGCACCTGTGGCAGCTAGCAGGCGGTCATCGAAAAGCCTCGGCTGACCTGGCAGACCGCCTTCAGGACGCATCAGGGGGGGAGATCACCATCGCAGGTTTGCGCCCGGATCTTCTCGACCTGGCGCACAAAGT